GCGCGGCGGCGTGCAGTATCTCACGGTTCTGAGTCGGTTGGAATTGTCTGAGGGCGAGATTCAGAACGACCCGCGTGAACCGGGATTTGGGCTGCCGTCCTATTACACAATGTCCGCTGGCAACGCTTCGCTTGTGCGGATTCACCCATCTCGACTTGTCGTTATTACTGGCAGGGAGGTTCCATCCCGCAGCGTCACAGCGCAGGATAGCTGGGGCGACAGCGTATTGCAGTCTGCACTCGACGCTATCCTTGCCGAAGACGGTGTCCAGGCGAACATCGCGGCACTGGTGCATGAGGCCAAGGTCGATGTTCTCAGCATCCCTGATCTGGCCGGACAGATGCAGCGCGGCGGCGATGTCTACACTCAGCAGTTGACGGCGCGGCTGCTATTGGCGGCGCAACTCAAGGGCACCAACGGGATGTTGGTGCTGGATGACAAGGAAACCTACGAGCAAAAGTCGGCGACGTTCGCCACGCTGCCGGACATCCTCGACCGGTTCCGGCAGAAAGTCAGTGCGGCGGCCCAGATCCCGATGACGCTGCTTTATGGCACATCTCCGGCGGGCATGAATGCCACGGGCGCAAGCGACATCCGGCAATATTACGACCGAGTGAAAACCATCCAGTCGCTTGAGATCGAACCGGCAATGGAAATCCTTGATGAGTGCCTGATCCGGTCGGCCATCGGAGATCGGCCCATTGAAATCCACTATAACTGGCGATCGCTCTGGCAACCAACGGCCAAGGAAACGGCAGAGGTCGGCAAGCTGCTAACCGAGAGCATGAAGGCGGCATACGACATGCAGGCACTTCCTGACGAGGTGATTGGCCGGGCGCTGGTCAACGGGCTGACAGAGTGCGGCGCATTCCCCGGCCTTGAGGGATATGCCGCTGAGTATTTCGCAGAGAACGGCAACGGCGAGCCAGATGACGTGGAAATTGGCGGGCCGGGTTCGGAGGATGAAACATGACGCGCTTCACCGATACGATGACGATGGACGGCGCGTTGCGTCAGACCGATGACGGCTGGGTCGCGCAGGCGCGCGTGGCCCGTGGAGGCAACGTGCAATCCTACATCGGCGCTGAGGTCGGCATGGCTGACCGCGCCGTTGTGCGCGTCTACCGGCCCGCTGAGGAGGTTTTCGCCCGAAAGGCGATAGCGACATACGCGCGCAAGCCGATCACGCTAGGCCACCCGGACGGCGGCGTTTCTGCCGAGACATGGAAGGACCTAGCCGTGGGCGAGATTGACCGCGACGTGATGCGGGATGGCGATTTCGTCAGTGTGCCGCTCTTGTTCAGGGACGCCACGGCGATTGCTGCGCTGCAAGCGGACGGCGCACCGCGCCAGCTATCCATGGGCTATGACGCCTCGATCACGTTCGAGGATGGCGTCACGCCGGATGGCGAGAATTACGACGCTCTTATGAGCGAATTCAGAATGAACCATGTTGCCGTCGTCCCGACCGCACGCGGCGGTTCAGAACTTCGCATCGGAGACGGTGCGGACGCGCGATGGGGCGCTTCCCCTATCATCCTCGACCGAAAGGCCAACGAAATGGCAAATGAAGCCACTCGCACGGTCCAAATCGACGGCCTTCCCGTCGTGACGACTGACGCAGGCGCGCAGGCGCTTGAAAAGCTGAACAAGGCGCTGGCCGACAAGAATTCGGCGATGACCGACGCGGCAACGCAACACGCCAATGCCATCGCGGCGAAGGATGCCGAGATTGCCAAGCTGGAAGCGGCCAAGGATGCTGCGGAGGGCAGGATGCTGACCGATGCCGACCTTGACCAGAGGGTGGCGGATCGTGCCGAACTGCTGGGCACGGCTAATTTGCTTGCCAAGGACGTTGAGACCAAAGGCCTGAGCGATGCGGCGATCCGAAGGGCTGTCGTGGCAAAGGTGCTGGGCGATGGCGCGGTTAAGGATCGTTCCGAGGCCTACGTCGACGCGCGGTTTGACATCCTGGCCGAAGACGCCGCCAAAGGCGATCAATTCGCGGATGCGATGCTCACCGGCGTGACCCCGACAGCACCCGGCACCGAGGCTGACAGGGCATATGCCGACAACCTCAGCTATCTATCGTCAGCCTATCGCGGCGATGCTGAAAAGAAGGGGGCCTGAACAATGGCTGTCCAAAGCACCTACATCGACAACATGGCGGCTGCCTACGCGGGTATGATCGCCAATACAGAACCGAACCTGCTGATCTCTAGGACGGTCGAGACATCTGGCGGCCTCGGGTTTGCGGTTCCTGTTATTCAAGGCACTGCTGACGACGAGTGCGACGATATTGCGGCAAGCAGCGATACGATCATCGGTATCACCGTGCGGGATCAGTCCACCGAATCCGACACGTTCGCCCAGTATGACAGCGCGCTGATTATGCGCAAAGGCGTCCTATGGGTTACCGTCACAGATGCCGGTGGCGTCGATGCAGGTGATGCCGTTTGGGTTCTGGTCTCAAACGGCACGTTCTCGAACGCCGACGCCGGGTCCGATGGTTCAATTCGGATAAACGATGCTCGGTGGGAATCCACTGCGGCCAACGCGGATCTCGCCAAGATCCGCTTCGACCTCGACGGCGGCTGCACCGCTGGCGCCAGCTAAGGAGGCTGACCCATGAACATGACCACACAGCAGTTCGGAGACGCCATGCAGGCGTCCCTGGGCTTTGCGCGGAAACAGACCTCACACATCGAGGCTGGCGTCTACGCGTTCCGTTATCCCGAACTCAATTATGCCGAATTAGTGCCCGTCGATACGTCGGCAGGCGAGTTCGCAAAGTCCGTCACCTACTATTCGATGGACGGGGCGGGTTCTGCTCGCTGGCTCAACGGCAACGGCAAAGACGTGCCGGTCGTTGGCTTGCAAATGGAACAGCACGAAACGGCGGTTCACTCCGCTGGAATCGGCTATTCCTACGGCTACGAGGAGGTAAACCAAGCGCGAATGCTTGGCATTGCCCTCGACGGCGAAAAGGCCCGCATCGCGCGCCGTGCCTATGAGGAAATGGTTTACGACGTGGCCCTTAACGGGGATGCGGAGAAAAACTTTGAGGGCCTCTACAGCTACAGCGGCGTGCCTGCGGCGGCGGTTGCCGCTGATGGCACATCGTCGGCTACCACATGGGCCAGCAAGACGCCGGATTTGATCATTCGGGACGTAAATGCGCTTCTAACCGGCATCGTGACGGCGACGAAGGAAACCGAACTTGCCGACACGCTGATCCTGCCCACGGAGCGGTTCAATACGATTGCATCCACGCGACTGACGGACACGAACATGACAATTCTGGAGTTCATCCAGAAGGCGAATGTTTACACGGCGCAAACGGGGCAACCGTTGATGATGCGGGGCAAGCGGGGCCTTCTCACCAAAGGGGGGTCCAGCACGGCGCGCATGATCGCCTATCGCCGCGCGCCGGACGTGCTCAAGCTGCATGTCCCCATGGCGCATAAGTTCTTTCCGGTTCAGATCGAGGGCTTCCAGTTCACGATCCCCGGTATGTTCCGGCTGGGCGGTCTCGATGTTCGCCTGCCCAAGGCGATCTCATACGGTGATGGCATCTAAACCAATCTGCGGGACCAGTTCGCTCTGGTCCCGCACACCACGAGACTGAGGAAACCCGATGATACTAACGAACACCACAAAGAGCGATTTAGGCATCTGCGAGGGCTACGTCGCCCCGGCAGGCGGATCAATCGACATTCCCGATGATGTGCTGACATCAGCCAAGGCGTCGCCAGTGGTTGCCGGTTGGATCGTCGACGGATGGATTGTTTCAGCCGCGCACTTGCCCGATGATGGTATGGCGGCGCTCAAGGCCGAGGCCGATAGGCTGGGCATCGAATACGGCGGGCGGATTGGCGCGGATACATTGCGCGAGCGCATCGCCGCAGCACGGCGCGACGAATGACCACTTACAGCGCCGATCTGACCGGATGGCGGGCACACGCCGCAGCGCGCGGCGACAGCGCACCCACTGACGCGACGGACGCCTTGGCTGGGGCTGCACTGCAGCGGGGCGCGGATTACATCCGGTCGAGATACGTGGCGCGCATGGCAGTCGGGACGGACACGACCGACGCACGTATCACAGAGGCCATTTATATCGCATCAGACCAAGAACTCGCGTCGCCGTGGTTCTGGGACACGATTTATACGCCGTCTCAAATCAAGATTTTGACACGGGCTGACAAATTCCAATGGACGCCAGCAGCAGGGGGCGACGCCTCTGGGCCTGACATGCAGCGCCCGGTGAGTGCGGCGATTGAGGATATTCTTTACCCGCTGATGGTTCCGCGAATTGGCACGATGGTGGTATGATGACCCAATTGCGGTTTCCGGCTATGGCATCCCGCGCGGATGTGCTGATCTCCATGGCGCGTCAATTCGGATGGCGTTCCGGCGCTGAGATCGGCGTGGCGGATGGCAAGACCAGTGCCGCGCTTATGACCGCGGTTCGCCCGCTCAATATGATAGGCGTGGATCACTGGCCGGATGGTGCCGGG